TCTTAGGCGAGGATGTTATCCACACGGAAGATTCTGTAGTAGACGTTCTCACGAGCAGTTGCAGCGAGACCATCTTGAGCAGCAGCACCAGTCTTAGCGAAAGGATTTGGTACCATGCCATAACGAGTCTTGAACCCGATACGTGGTTGGAAGTCGTTCTCACCAACTGCACGTACCATCTGGAGAGGTACGTAAGGGCAATAGAACAGACCAGCGTCATAGGGGTTAGTACCCTTATAACCAACAGTCACGTAGTCAGCAACCGCATAGGGGTCAATGTAGACCTTAGTGCGACCGTTCAATACACCAGCAAACGTGTTACCTGTGTCATCTACGTTCAAAGAAGTAGACAATGCAGGTGAGTAATCAAGCATACCAGCAGCAGTCAGAGCAGTTGCGACATCTGAAGAACAGATGATCATGTTACCCTTACCACGACGAGTTTCTTTAGCGATTACGTTACACTCACGTTCCAATTGTACAAGAAGTCCTTTGAACTTCTCAACAGACCAACGACCGTCAGCATCAGTTGCCAAGTCGAAGATACCAGCAGTTTGCAGACCAGCTTGACGTGAACCAATCTTAGCCTGACTGTTGATGGAACGGATAACTTCACGGTTGATTTCAGCAAGGATCTCAGTTGACAGAATGTTTGCCAACTCAGTCTCAGCGTCAAGACCATGAATTGCTTTCAAGTCTTGTGCGAGTTCAAGCGTGTACTCTGCTTTCAATGCACGTGACTTAGCAGTTACAGTTGCCTTCTCAATGGTGAATCCCATTTCGTGGAACTGGTTGTTGTCTGCGTTACCGAAAGTAGTGTTAACACCCAATTTCTCAGCGTCTGCCGTAGACATACCAGTACCGAAGTTAGGCGAGTAAACGTCACCAGAGTCAACGATAGATGAGTCAATTGACTCAGGACCTACGTCACCCACTGAAGAAGTGTCAGTTGCACCAACTAAACCAGAAGGACCACGTGCACTGTGTGCACCAGCTGCGTCAGTCGCAGAGTCACCGGAGTACGCAGTTTGCGCTTCGTTGAACAATGCTTCTGTATCAGCAGCACCAGCACCAGCGTTGCCAGTCTTGTAACGAGCACGCATAGCGAAGATGAGACCAGTAGGACCAGTCATAGGCTGAACACCACATACGTCATATGCCATCAAGTTAGGCATTGCACGACGAACAAGTGCGATTAGAATTGGGTTCCAGTTATCAACTGAACCAGAACCGCCAGTAAAGGCGCCGTTACCAGCAACTGTTCCCGCTTCGTTAATTTGACCTGCCTCACGGAAGGCAATTTCTTGGTTCTCAAGTACTGCAGCAGTTACACTACGACGATGATTATCTGAGATTTTACCAGCAGATTCTTCGTTCAGTACTGGAGACCATTTTTCTACTAATTGATCATACGATTGCATTAGTATTCTCCTTATTTGTTAGATTTTTTAATTGCGGATAGGTACTGTGACATTGAAGAATTAACTTCTACACTATCATCAGTCCAATCGTCAGTAGTTTCGTCAGTTGATTCTACAACGAGATCTTTCTTAAAGTAAGACGTTTTAACGGTCTGTACTTTAGTAGCGAATGATTCTTCGTCTTCGAAGTCTAATGACTCTACCAATGACTTTAACTTTTCTACTTCAGTTTCGGCCATGTCACGTGAACTCTCACGAATAATCGTCTCACGTTGATATGACTCTAACTGTTGTGACATTTCAATTACAGATCCAGTTTGCTCGTTGAGTTTCGCTTCGAGTTCTGATACTGTTTCTGCAAGTTCATCAACTAAGTCTACCTTAGATTCTGGAACATCGATGTAAGATTCTACGAACAAGTCTTTCAACGAGTTCATGAAACCTTCAGCAATCTCCGTACGGAGACCCTGTTCTACAGCGACTTTATTTTCCGTCATCCACTGTTCAACTACGTAGTTGAGGTATGAATCAATCTTCTCTACGAGATCACTACGAGTAGACTCGAGCTCTTCGTCTAAACGTGATTGATACTCATCTTCCAAGCGTGAAACTTCTTCACTGATCTTGGACTTGATAGCAGTTTCGAAAATTACAGCAGTTTTCGCTTTAAACTCATCTGACAAAGTGGCTTCACTTTCAACTAAAGCATTGAGATCATCAGAAAAATCGTATGCTGATTCAGCAACATCTTCTTCTGTGATTTCTTCGACTTCCAGTGCGTCAAGAAGTTGTGCTAAATCTTCTTTTGCCATGGATGACATTGCTTTGTATCCAGCATTAACCATTGCTGCTTTACTTTTCAATTCACTTGACATTTGCCCGTCTTTGTCACCTTTACGCTTTGGTGCCTTCTTGACAGATGCCGAAGTTTTCGCTACTGACGCTACAGAATCTGCTTCTGCATTTTTCATATCGTGAGCTTCCTCGATGTCCTCATCGTGAAGTTCAAGGTCTAAATTATCTTCAGACATTTATGACTCCTTATGTGTTTGATTTGAGCAACGAGAGGAAATTTTTAAACTCACGAGTCTGCGTCTCATAGAGATGCTTTTTCGGAGCAGTTCTAATTTCTGTCTCCATTTCTTCAATTACTTGAGGTTCAAGAATACCATTGTTCCAGATCCAATCTACGCCTTCCATTATGCCATTGACAAATGCAGCGGGTGCAGAGGGATCTTGTACGATATCGACTGTATTTAAAATAAAATCGTCACGCACATAGTTAATACCATTCTTTTGTTCAAGACTACCCATACCACGAGTTGACACGCCTAGTTGAACGCCACCTTCAAGTAGACCTTTTACAATCTGACCCATAGGAGTATCCAAAATTTGTGCCTTTCCAACAACATCATTACCCTTCCATTCTAGTTGGGTAATGAGGTGAGAAACTTTATCAAGATTCACAGTAGGACCTTCGGGATGATTTAACTCACCCACTGCTCGCTTCTGTGACACTTGTTCGGTGACATATTTGTCAACCGCTTTTTCCATGATCGACTTAGGATATATTCGACCATTCCTATTCTTTGATTCTGCTTGTGCAAATACACCTTCAATGGCAAACGACTTGGGTTTACCATCTTTGGCTTCAGTGATTACAGTCTCAATAGACTGTTCAATGTATTCAGCAATTAACTTCATCTACATTTCCTTAGCAAACGTAACACCCATTCTCTCTGCTTCTTTTTGAGTTTTATAGGTGTCTAATTTATCGCCGTCAATATAAACGGAGAATCCTTTTTTATCTTGGTGAACCATTACAGAATGTCTATTAACCTTCTTGCTGAAAACGTGGTCTCCAGCTGGCATTTTCTTTTCTCGTATGTTCTTAAAAGATTTCATAAGATTATTTATACAAATCTAATTTTCAAGATAACTACCGGAGAAGATTTCTTTACCCTCTCTTTCAGCAGTATCTTCTTCTTCTTCGACTTCCAGTTCTACTTCTTCTTCTTCAGATTCTACTTCTTCTTCAGATTCATCATTGTTGAACATCTGTCCAGACATGGCAACTTTTGCTTGATCTAATTGGGCTTGCAACCGATCTGAGACCATATCGCTAAATTGCTTTTCTGCTGAAGTATAGTCTGTATTATAGATTGCATCTATAAATTGATTGATATTTTGTTTGACCATCATTTCTGGGGGTGCGTCTGCGACTACACCTACTTGACCCATATCCACCTCAGTTACCTCTGGTTTTCCATCTGTTTCACTCATTCTATATCCTCGCTATGTAAGATGTTTTCTTCAAATTATCATTAAGTTTTCTGCCTGTACTACCAGCAGTTTTGTGTTCTGAAAGCGTTTCGTCCCAG